TCATCAAAGGCAAATGTCCTTAATGAATTGGTACAGAGGAGAGATATGATGCTACCAAAACCATTAATCAGGAATGTAGAAGAGCCACTATACGATCATTTATTGACAACAGATGGACCTAAAAGAGGTACACTTATCGTCATACCTGGATCTGTTAAGACATATGAGAATGGTCTACATGTAATGAAACCACCCGTCTTTGGGAATGAGGCATTATACAAAGGAGAATTAGTCTCTACCGATTCACATTTCCAGGGGATAGAAGAGGTCTTATGTGCAAGGTTGGGATCCGTTACCAGATGGATGTTGAACAAGAGCAATTACCCGACATCACGCTATTTTGATGGAAGATCTCCATTATACATCGGATTGTGTGACTTATCACTATCTACAATTGTGCCTTATACCTTCAGGGATATTTTCACCTATATACCATTAAGTACTAAGGGAGAGATCTTCCACAGGATACCAAATATGAGGTACAAGACAAGTGCTGTGATTAGATCATTGCCAAATAGTATAAATCTATATAATGTGAGTGTAAATCAAGAGGAGATCAATCATAGGGGATTGCATGACTCTAATATCCATTTCGATTATATTACACAACGTCTCAAAGTAAAACATACCTTGGCTCACAAATATTGTGGGATTCGACCCATTATCAGACGATATTACTTAGAGAATGATCCCTTCATCTATGACGTATCGACATGGACCAACGATATCTATGTCGAGACCCCGGATGTGAAATGGATACCATACACTACTGCGTTAAATAAAGATATCAATTTCGGGAAAATGCAATATATTGCCTCATCGTACCTAATAAGTGAAAATTATGATACTGCGATTGAAATAGGATCTCCAGCATTACTCGAAGATCTGGAGCTCTCTGGTGACAATATCATTCTCAGTCTCCTTGCTCAATATTACCGTGCACTGAGAAGAAACAGATTAATTCTTGGTCTAGAGACTACCCCGTCAGAGATATGGGCACCTTTGTTTGAGCAGATGCGGTCGCGATACAACTTGCACTTCGATATGGAGGGTCTAGATGAGAGAAATATCATCAATGGATACATCACTAGGGCGAGAATGAACTTCCATGGTGCACTACGAAGGTATAATACTGATCAAGTATTTGATGAGGTTAAAGCCTTTTTAGAGGACAACCTCACGGATGAAGCTGATCTCATTGATGACTATATTTCTATCCTTCGTGTGGTTAAATTTAAGAAGATGCCAGGAGATCAAACGGGGAAGGTTCTACAACAGAGAGACAATGATTGGGGATTGACTCATTTAATGTTAAGCCCTCGGAGACGGGCTTCGCTGGCATTAGTGGCAAGTACTATCATGAACAATTGTTTAACATTATCAGTGAATGAAAATGTAGTCACGATAAATCGCGAATCAGCATTTGAAATGTTTAATATTTATTTGCGAAAATATATTTTCGTAATGGAGAATGCTGACAACAGGTTAGAACTATTTGATATACTATATCACACCTACGATAGTGATACGAAAATAGCTTTGTTTGATGATGCATGCACACAGTTGGATGAAATCTTAGTAGATTTTGTTCCCGTAGATTTAGATATACCAAAGACCGTGTTGAAATACAAGATAACACCATCGATTAGACAAAATATCCAAATTGCAGAAACTGCTGAGAAGGTCAGATTCCTTTTAGATCGTGTAGGTACCGAACTATTTCATGAATTCACTACTGCTAGTAAATTATTTAATCTCATGAGACATGCTGCTAATATATATTCTCATCCAGCTATCTTCCAATCTCCGACCGGATCGGATTCATATTCAGCACAGTATGCATTATTCTTAAAGATGCAGCAGACTGGCTTAATCAAAGGAGAGGATCTCGTCTGCGATCTCACTGCTGGGAGAGGAGATGGTCATCTTGCAATGAACAGGTTAGGAATCCATCATATTAGTCACGCTCGTTCAGATATATTTACTGCCTTATATTCTACGGAGGGGATTGTAGAGAAGAATGAGTACGATGTATTTGACCCGGCAACTCTAGAATTCGTGCTGATCTTTGATTTCATACACATTGATATCTCATGGACAGGTAAAGGCAAAAATGATTTCACAGATACATTACTTTATCTGATGCGAGCAAGGAAAAAATTCTCAGTAAGATTGAATTCAATAGATTTTACAACTCTTCCAGTTGATTTCAATGAAATGGCTTCTAGGTATAGATTCCTCATAACCATCCCCTCCGTAGCCAATCTATGTCCTTACCAGGTATATTTGATCGGGTACCCGAGTAAAGACAGTATGCTTCCCCATGATGCTTCTTGTAGTGAGACTAGTTACTACTATGCACTGAAAAAGAGATTCATGTCATTGATTAATATAAATAATCTTTTGTTTGCACCAAATATCGCTATGCAGAATAGTGTGTCAATTTTAATAGATAATACGTTACCACCTTCGACACTATGTGAGAGATTATTGAACACTGAATCATACATGGCCACAAAACATAAAATGGACTCCTTAATTGATATAATCCTCCATCCGACGATGCTTGCAATGCCAAGGACGTATTTTGATAGTCTGCGTACTGATCATGAATTTGCGTGTAAGGTAGTCCCTCCTACGTATAGTGCGAAAGAATTTGGGTATACTTTAGATATGAGAGTTGGAGGAACAAATCGCAAGAAGAAGGAATTTTGGAGGAAAATGTGTGACACTATCGTGCATGCTACGGATGAATTAATATATCCACTACTTGAAAG